GTGCATATGAAATAGCGGATCTCCTTGCAAAAGAAGGAGATGAGGTGGCAGCACGTGTGAAAGAAACCATGCTTACACAGGCACAACGACAAGCGTTGATAGATATAAATAGTCAATATCATCAACACAAAGCAACGGTTGGAGTTTTTCAGAACCAACTGGACCGTTTTAACCAGACAGAGTATGAAAACACGATTCGTTGGTATGGTCTTGAAAAGGCAAATACCACTAGAAACGAGTTTACTCAGAAACTGGAAAAGGCAAAAACCGAAGAACAAAATTATACCCTATTCTACGATGCAATCATTGCTAAAATAAAAAGAGAAGTGCCTGATCGTATTGCACGATACGAAGATGCAAAAATAGGGCCGAACAAACGAAACCCGATACAGCAGATGAATCAGGTCATTATAGACATTAGCAACGCGTCTCCAGAATATTCACCCCAAGCGAGTCAAATGACCCAACAAGTGCATTCGGTCCACGATCATTTTTTACTAGATTTGAAGTATAGAGAGAACGTGAATGAAGTGATCACGGACCTAAGCAACAATATCTTGTCTCAAGTAGAACGAGATTTACAGTTTAAAAAAAAACAAATGGACATCCAAGAATATTATGCAAAAAATTATCAACAACAAATCTTCTTGTTAAAAATATTGGTTGTCTTTGCTTTGTTTGCATTAATCGGAGGACTCTTGTTGAATTATCGCCTGATTTCAGTGACCCTCTTTGCAATGTATTTAGGCATGGTTCTATCCGTGGGGTTTATCGTGATGTTTTATTATTTATGGGACTTTTATATACGAGACAATACGGTGTTTGACGAATACAACTTTTTAATTTACAACCCTCCACCCAAACCTGCCTTATCCGATCTTCCTCCTGATTTTAAAGATAATATAATCTATTGTTAAAGTAAATGCCAGTCAGTGATGAACAAATGAATCTCCTGATGAAAAATATAACGGATAACATACCTACCAATTGCAGTGCCTACGAGGATATACAACGTAGGTCCAAGAATCTAACCCCTATCCTAGGTAGGAATGCATTTAACATTTCCGATTATCAAGCATATCGGAATGACATAGAATTCGTCAATTCCTTTCCAGAACAAGTTCGTATAGACGAGGCACAGTATTTCGTGAATAAATACAGTCAAAAAGTCTATGATTTCCTCTTGCGTCAACGTAACGCCTATATTGCACAGAAACGGGATGATCGTGTCTCCCTTTTGTGTCCAAAGAAAGAGGACGGAACAGACCCGTCCAAATGTCCACCCAATACGTGTAACAATCCGGACCACAGCAAATGCACGGATACCAATACCTTTTTAGAGTATCTGAAGAAACAAACCCAGTCTAATGTAACCCGTCCCGAAACGACGTATAAAAAAATAGAATATCGTAACGAGGCACACGAGTTGCTAGATACGATGAATTATGGAATGACCTTGTTTTATTTTGGATTGTTGTTCTTCCTCTTGATCCTACTTGCCACGACAAACCGACTCTTCTTGAGAGAAAGAGTATTACTCTATTTGTTTCTTTTCCTTCTTCCATTCCTCTTTCCTTACCTATTTGATTTACTAAAAAATATATACGCTTATCTATTTCCAGATGCACCTACCCGTGGACCCCAAAATGCGTTTGTAGAATCATTGTAATCTTATTCGTTTGATTATTCGGACTCCAACAAAGAGAGTCTGGACCAACCTTCTTTCGGATAAGTGCCGAACTTCTTGTTCAGATATTCCTTGAGGTCTTTCATCGGCATCGCTTTTCCTCCGCCATGATTCAGACTATACCAATTCTTGAACGCGTCGGTCACCGCGGTCAATTTCAGATTGGAGGGTTGGGGCATGGAATGCTCTTGGATATTCTGTTGGATAAAGTCTAGGTAAATGTCTTGACTTTGTCTGTAACTATTACTAGACGCGAGCACCTCTGGACAATCTTGCACCTTGCCCTGTGTCACAAAGGCGCGTTCTACCAAAAGACTCAGCATCACAGGCGCCCACGTATCAAATTTCTCGTCCAGTGTCGTGTCCAGCATAAACTGATAAGGATAGGTTTCTACAGGAAATTCTGGATCGTTGTAAGGTTTGCTGGTGAACTTGGATTCAAAGTTCACGACCCGAATGCGTCGCCAAGTGCCGTCGTCATTGCTTTTGATATCAAACAAATTGTTGGTGCACACGGCCAACTTGAACTGTGGAATAAAGGTCACGCTGTCTTTGAACAAGGCACGACACACGATGGGGTCACCACCTGTAATCTCTTTCATCACACCCTCGTTGATCACATCGCCCTTGGAGGGTTCTTGCATCACAGCATAACGGGTGCCAATCAACTGATAAATCTCGGAGGAGGTATTGCCGATCGTGGTTCGCTTCTGCGTGACCAAAGAGATGGGCACCGTGCCTTTGTATTGTCCGAGGACTCGCGTCATGAGTTCTACCAATTTGGATTTCCCGTTCTTTCCTGAACCAATGTAGACATTGAAGGATTGGTTCAAGTTATTGCCCAGAAGGGTGGATGCCAGATGTTCCCACATATACTCTCTCACATTGGCATTCGGAAACAACTGTTCCATGAACGCGCGAATGTCTGCCAACACTTGAGGACACAATTTCTCGTAGTGAGACACGGGATGGTAGTCAATCTTGGTATTCATACTAATATAGTCGTCATGGCGACCTTTGCGCGCCTCTTTCGCTTTGAAATCCACGACACAATTGTTGCACCCAATAAGGAAATGATGGGTATTCAACTTGGAATAGAATTCGCGATCGTAAAAGATCTCCATGGACTCCTTCATGATGTTGTTTTTGAACGCCGTCTTTTTCAACAGTTCTGCTGTCTTGGCAATCGCCGTCTTCTTGTCTTCGGCACCTGTTGCTCCAATCTTCTGATACGCTGCATACATCCGTGTAGAGATGTGGCATTTCAGGTTGCAGTCGTCATCTATGAGTTTCCAGCAGTTGTCGCAAAACTCATACCAAATCTTATTCTTGATACTGACACACACGAAGCAATCTTTATACATTTGATACAGGACCATTGCCAAATCGTATTCTGTATTGTTTGCCGCGGAATACAGGATATAGTGATCAATCGTCTTCTCGTAAATCGCTTTATACTTCTCTGGATTGGAGATCTTGCACCAATAGATGATAGAGTTCAGTGTCAGACCTTCTTTGTGTGTATTAAACCCACACCATTTCTCGTATAAGTCGGTGATACTAGCATAGTCAAAACCGGACCACTGTGCACTGAACTGAACCCATGCCACAAACAATCTCGGATCAGTATGCTTGAGCGCCCACCCTACGCGAACCCACTTCGCATAACTGCCGTCGCCCCAGTATTCTTCGGGTAAAATCATAATATAATCATACGCTTCACGCACACGATAATCGGTTTTGGTCAAATTCTCCATGAGACCGTCCATATACTCCTGCACCTGTTCTTTGCTGGTGAGTTGAAACGGCATTTTCCCATGAAAGGTGGAATGCTCCAGCAACTTGACATTCTTTTTCTTGCGAGATTGGAGCGCCAAGTCGTATTCTTTTTGAACCAATGGATTGAGGGCAAAGACATGTGCATCCGTATTTCGCGCCGTCAGTTTGAGGAAATGATCTTGGACCCAATCGGGTTGAAACGATTGCTCCGTGACCTGATCTTCATGACACGAAAAGATGTATTTGAGTTGGTAGTTTTCGTTTCCGGGTTTGCGCGACCCATAGAGTTGCCAATTGGCGTAACCGCGCATCACCGATTCGTCAACCACGTCTTCCCATGAATTGATCAGAGGTAAATCGGTCCAAAGGGTAGGCAACTCTTTCAACAAATAATTTCTCACCATAATTTTACAAGGCAAATCCATCTTCACGTTGACCAATAAATGAATGCCATCCTTGGTCTTATCTTCTAACAAATTCGGATTGTTCTTTTCCATGACATAGCATTCTATCGGTTTTGTCACCACTTTGATTTTTCCGATACCCACCATGATCGCGTGAACCAGTTGTGCAACATGCGCCTTGGTATGCTGTCTTTCTTCTATAGAAATATCATACCTGAAATCAATATCAATCAAGAGCGGACCCTCGTCCAACTGCTTGTCGGTTAAATATGCTTGATTCTTATCTGCAAACACGGACTTTTTGTAATGTGTGTAAAATTCATCCATTTTCTCCAAAGGAATGAAATAACAACCCCCAAACACATTCAGTTTGGTGTCTCCAATTTTGGTGTGGGTGTGCTCGCCGCCTTTGATTGCTAGATGGTTCTTTAGAAAAGTCTCCATGTTGTTACAATAGAATAGCCTATTATTTTTATTTCAATTTTTAAGGTTACCTAATTTTTAGTACGTATTGGATGAACTCTTGCTTTGTTTAAACGTATAGACCGTATCGTCTACAAAAAAATCTAATAAATAGTTATCTAGCGTATCTGGATATTCATAAACTAGCTTTAAATAATCGTCAAACGGTTGATACAATTGTTGTTTGATCCTTCTGAAAGGATAATAGTTATATTCATGTCCATTTTCAAAATTGGATAGGTTAACTTCATCCTTGGATAGTTGATTATACATATCCAATATGTTTTGACCACTGATGAGCATCTTCGGTTTTAACTCATTCAGTTTATTTTTGTAAAAATATATCGTTTTCTGACTATACCCATAACTATCATTTGGGTTTCTATAAGCAAAAAAGGTTTGTTTTTTTTTTAAATCATACATAATCTCTACACACGCGTTGTATACTTTGATTAATTTTAAACGAATAGGTATTCGGATATCACTCAACCATACAGGTTTGACACGAGGTGGTTTACCTATATACTCTTTTTTTGTTTTGAGTATATCTTCATCGTATAGGATATATTGGACATTCTCATCAGACGTTGAAATATTGACTCTTTTCTTAATTCCGAACGTCCATTTAAATCCAGAAAGAATTTCGGTTGCAGTAGGCATAGGTCCGAAAATGTTATCATTTCTACCTTTCTTGGAGTTGTTCTGTTTTCTAACTCGTTTTGTATACGCCATTATACTATTACAAAATAATTCATCTAAAATTAAAATATATGTTATAATA